CAGTGTGGATTTGAGTGTAGTGGCTCGCATTATTTTGCTCCTTTGAAAGATTGATGGTCAGGGCCAAGGGTCACAACGATGTTGCCCCCTTCACGATTGAGTTCGTCACGAGATTGTTTGGCAGATGGCTTATCGTTGAACGTGATGAGTTCACCGTTAGAGTTCTTGACCAAGGCTCCACCCTTGCCGTGACGCAATGCAAACAGTTTCATAGCTTTCTCCTGTAAAGTTACTGTTGATTAGGAATAAACAAACACTCGTTGATATGCCGTACCCCATTGGCATCAACGTAGGACTCGCCACATCCTGCAAACCACTCGATGACAAGGACTGCCATGAGTGTGGCGAAAGCGATGGTGAGCAGTGCAGTTCCGATGAACTTGACACAGCGCAACCACAACGGTTCTCTGATGGGCTTGCCGAAGGGTCTGATGTAAGGTTGTTTCATTGTGTCCTCTTTGGGTTCAGTTGTTTGAGTTCTTCCATGTCTGTGAACAGCATGTAATTGGACTTGTTGAGCGGCACGACAGTATGCTTGACCTGATGTGCCAACTTCTCTCCACAAGCCATGCAGGTCGGTCGTAGCATCTTCCTACGCTGAGGCTCAACACGGACTGCATAGCAGTTGGTACAAATGGGTAAGTGGTAATCCTCCATCATGCGGCTCCTTTCAAGATGCGGTCTTTGGCAATGGCGCTGTACCCTCCACGGGCAAGACGCTTCATGTACTCAGTAGAAAGCAGGAAGGTTGTGGATGTGGGACGGGCTTGCCCCTTGTGCTTTGAAGTGGTCGGACTGTACTTGTCCTCGTTCTCAAACCAACACCCATCAGCATGGATGTACATGGGGTAATGAACCCCGTAACTGTACACAACGTACCATTCCTCGCTGTCATTGGACTCCCAACGGGCAAAGAGATTGCTCCCCTCAAAGGGTCGTAGACTCTGCACCATTGAAGCGGCGGCTTTGTTTGCTATCTTCATCATGTTCTCCGATAGATGTTGAGGGAAGGGTGTGAACTGAACTCACACCCTTGGTGTACTGCATCAAGCCAACTTGACAATGGATTTGACCTTGGAAGGTGCTTCCTTGGCAGGCAACAGGGCAATGTAAGGATTGCCGTAACGGTCACTGAACAGAAGCGGTGTATCGCCATTGGCTTGCGGCTTGTAAATCTTCGCTTCAACTTTCATCTTCTTAGCCAGTGCAACCACAGTCTTGTAAAGTTCTTCTACATTCTCATGGTTGAACTGACCTGCATCGTCACGCTTTACAACGATTGCACCCTTGGTGTTCTGAAACACGCTGACATTGTGTTTGTAAATCATAGCCATTTTGAGACTCCTTACGTAAAGTTTTGAGATTGATTGAAAGCCACTGAGATAGGAACCCCAGCGACACAACCAGCCTAGCCGACCCGAGCCGAGCCGACAAGTCGCCCCAATCTCATAGAGAAAGCGGTCGGCTTTACGGGATTCCGTGTAAGGTTTAGTTAAAAGTAGGGGCGAAGCGTGTAAAGTAGTTAAGAAAGTAGTTGAGATGCGGTATGACTTGACTAGAAAAAGTGTAGGAAAATCAAGGGGTTACGAGGGACTAGTTGAGATAGTCAAGATTTGGAACATAATGTGGTGCAGAAATTAAAATTTGAAGGCTTACGCGAAACTTAAAATTAGTCACTGAATTTGGTGTGTGACAGATGATTACTCAAAAAATTCAACTATTTTAACTATCTTGACTAGCTCCAATCACTTGGTACTTGGCTAAGTCCTTGATTTCATTGGATTTGTAAGGTTTCAAATGTAAAGTCCCGAGCATTTTTGTGCGTCAAGTTACGCTTGACTAAGTTGACTAAACTTGACACACCTTTGACTAGTTGACATCCCCCTGTATAACTTGACATTAAAGAGGCACTTTCACACGTGATGTGTAAAGCTCGGCGCTGTTGCGTGCCAAAACCCCCCGACGTATGGGGTATTTATATATAAAAAGAAAGTGCAACGGCAGCAGGCAACAAAAAAGCCCGCTTTCGCGGGCCTTGGGTTAGAAGCTCATCACAACGACGAGGATGAAGTACAACGCTGGTGCAACGATGATGGCTGTCAACACCGGATGCTTCTCACAGAACTGTTCCATTTGATTCTCCTGAAAGGGGAGCCGGTTTCCCGGCTCCTTGGTTTACTTGCTGACCACTCTTACTTGGCTCGGGTCGATACCCTCGCGCTCTATCAAGTAATCTTGGAAGTTGCACGCTGCACTATCACGCTTGAAGGCGCGGAAGTACATGGTGTGACCGACAATCCACTTGACGATGTAATGAGCGGGTTCATACTTGCGAACTTTACGTTTGCCGTCTTTCATAGCGTTTGCTCCAGATGGTAAGAAAGGGCAGGGAGCTTGCGCTCCCTGCTGTCAAGTTAGGCTAGTTTCACAATCTTTGCCTTAGCCGCTTGTCCTTCGGTGCGGGCTGGCAAGAGCGTGATGCGAGGGTTGCCGAATCGGTCAGCCATCAGAACCACATCCTTGCCGCCGTCTGCGATGAACAGTGACCACTTGTTAATCGGTGCTTTGAGCTTCTTGGAAAGCTCTTGCATCTTGGTATAACAAGCCGTCGCGTTTTCGGCATTGAACTGACCTTCGGCGTCTCGCTTGAGAGCAATCTCGCCCTTGGTGTTCTTGACGATGGAAACATTACCTTCAAAGATTCTGCTAGACATAGCATTTCTCCAGTTAGATTGTTAAAGAGCGGGAGCGGTGTCCCGCTCTGCCGATGCACCGTTGCATCGACAAATTCAGACTAGCAAAACGTGACGTTTGTGTAAAGTCACGGGGCAAATCGGGGTGTTTGTGGGGTGCGAGCGGGCAGGCGCGGGCGAGCGTGCAGGCAGGCGAGGGGGTGGGCACATGGACTGGACGATTGACCCCCGCCCCCATATATCTAAACCTCTTAAACCAAGACCCGAAAAAAGGACGTGTAAAGTTACGTCACCGCGATAATTTCTGTAAACTCCGTATGAATCGGGCTGGGCTACTCAACGAGCATCAACACAGTCCCCGCATAATCGTAAGCGGGACTATTGACACCCCTGTAATTCTCCATGCTATATTCCCAGCATGGACACACTGCCACTCAACTACACCAAATGGTCTGACCGTCTTGCGTTAGATGTTGCGCTGACCCTAGAAGGGAGTGGCGAGACATTGCAGGAGGTGATGAACCGCCACCACATCACGGCTCTGGACATTCTGGAGTTCAACAAAGACCCGCTGTTCCTCAAGAAAGTGGACGCTTACCGTGTGGAGGTGCGCGACAAGGGCATGACCTTCAAGATGAAGGCTCGTGCGCAGGCCGAAGAACTCCTCACAACGTCTTGGTTGTTGATTCATAGCCCCGAAGTGAGTCCCGCAGTGAAGGCCGACCTCATCAAATCGACTGTGAAGTGGGGTGGACTGGAGCCGAAAGGCGACACAGGCATGGAACAAGGCGGTGGAGGTGGCGTTCGCATCACCATCAACCTCGGCGGGCAGGCTCACGAGGCCCGAATCGTTGACCAAAACGCTATGGATGTCACAGATGTCACTGCCATCGACCATCACGATGCAGTTTAAGGACACCTACGACGGGTTTCCTGCTGCCAGATTCAACAATTCGTGCGAGGCGAGCAACTTTGAGGCCGCGCTGCGGCTGGAAAACGTGTCGTTCCGCACCAAAATCGTCAAGCACAAGCGTCGTGGGCGCGAATTTGTCGTCATGTTGGTGGAGAAATTCCTGTGACGTGGCATGTCATCCCGGTGGACGACCTCAAACCGCACGATACGGAGGGTTCGGAGTGCTGGTGTCTGCCTGAGTACGACGAGGAGGACGATATTTACGTCCACAACTCGCTCGACGGGCGGGAGAAGTACGAAACCGGGGAGAGGAAGTTCAACTGATGCTTGATATTAACTATACACCCCCGCCAACTGGGGAAAGATTCATGGCCTCGGACGCAAAAATGCGCGTTTTGATGGGGCCAGTGGGTTCCGGCAAGTCCGTGACCTCCTCATTTGAGATTGTGCGCCGCGCTTCGATGCAAGCGCCCAACCAGCAGGGCATCCGCAAGACCCGTGCAGCGATTGTTCGTGAAACTGCGCGGCAGTTGCAGGACACGACCATCAAAACCTTCCTCGACTGGTTCCCTCCGGGGGTGTGTGGGCAGTACATGCGCACCACCAAGACCTACTTTTTCAAGGTAGCGGACATCGAGTGCGAAATCATGTTCCGTGCGCTCGATGATGCGGACGACGTAGCCAACTTGAACTCGTTGGAGTTGACCTTCGCGTGGTTCAACGAGTGCCGCGACATCCACCCCGACATTGTGGACGCCATGTCCAAACGTATTGGTCGTTTCCCGTCTGCGAAGGACGGTGGCCCGACGTGGCACGGGATGTGGGGCGACACCAACCCACCGACGATGGACACGTGGTGGTACTACCAGATGGAAAAGCTCGACCCCAAGGATGGGGTCAGTCCGAACAACAACGGCTGGGAAGTTTTCAAGCAGCCCTCGGGCCGCAGCGCCTACGCTGAGAACATCGAGAACCTGCCGGACGGGTACTACGACACCCAAGGCCGCAGCGAGGAGTACATCCGGGTTTACATCGACGGCGAGTACGGGCTGTCCTCAGCCGGTATGCCGGTGTACAAGTATTTCCGGCCTGACTACCACATGGCGAAGAACCCCTTGCGTCCGTTCAACAACGGTGTGCGTCCAGTCGTCATCGGCATGGACTTGGGTCTGACGCCTGCGGCAGTGTTCGGACAGCAAGACCCTCGTGGTCGCGCACTGGTGCTGGCAGAGTGTGTGTCGTTTGACATGGGCGTACAGCGGTTCGTCCGCACTATGCTCAAGCCGCTCATCTACGAGAAGTTCCCCGGCTCCCCCATCCTCATCGTGACTGACCCGGCAGG